ATGATTCTGATCACACCAGACGACGAGGAGCCGTCGGGGCTCAGCACTTCCATCCGCACCATGGAACGGCAACTGGCCGACATGCGCGTCGGGCTGGAAGAGATCTACGAACGCCTCAAGGAGGGCGATCTGAGCGCGTTGAAGGACGCGACGAAGGCCCTCGAGGATATCCGCAAATGGTTGAGAATTGCGGTGGAAGCGGAGATGGAAATTGGAAAACGCAAGTCTCGCGAGATGGGAGCCGTCAACGGCTTCGCCATCGATTTCGACGCGGCCCGGGATACGATCCGCGGCCGCCTGGATCGTCTCAGAAGGGCAAGAGGCGGAGGATGAGTTCCTCGCCGGTCTCGACGACGCCGAGTTGCTGGCGCTGCCCTACCTGTTCGAATTCTGGGCGATGGCGCACCAGTTGCCGCCCGAGGGCAATTGGCGGTCGTGGGTGATCATGGGCGGGCGCGGCGCCGGCAAGACCCGCGCCGGGGCCGAATGGGTGCGCGCCCAGGTCGAGGGGGCGCGACCGCTCGATCCCGGGCGCTGCCGGCGGGTGGCGCTGGTGGGCGAGACGCTCGATCAGGCGCGCGACGTGATGGTGTTCGGCGAAAGCGGGCTGCTGGCCTGTTCGCCGCCCGACCGCCGGCCCGAATGGCAGGCGACGCGGCGGCGGCTGATCTGGCCCAACGGCGCCACCGCGCAGATCTTCTCGGCGCAGGATTTCGAGGCCCTGCGCGGCCCTCAGTTCGATTGCGCCTGGGCCGACGAGATGGCCAAGTGGAAGCGCGCGACCGAGGCGTGGGACATGCTGCAATTCGCGCTTCGGCTGGGCGAGCGACCGCGGGTCTGCGTCACCACCACGCCGCGCAACGTCAAGGTTCTCAAGGACCTTCTGACACGCGACAGCACGGTGGTGACAAACGCGCCGACCGAGGCCAACGCCGCCAATCTGGCCGCCTCATTCCTCGACGAGGTGCGCGCGCGCTACGCCGGAACCCGGCTGGGCAGGCAGGAACTCGATGGCGTTCTGGCCGAGGATGTCGAGGGCGCACTGTGGACGGGCGTGATGCTCGATGCCTGCCGGGTCGCGGCGGCGCCCGTGCTCGACCGTATCGTGGTGGCGGTGGATCCGCCGGTCACGGGCGGCGCGCGATCGGACGAATGCGGCATCATTGTCGCGGGCGCGGTCACGCGCGGCCCGGTGCAGGCGTGGCGGGCCTGGGTCCTGGCCGATTGCAGCGTATCGGCGGCCAGCCCGGCGACATGGGCCGCCGCGGCGATCCGCGCGATGGAGCGGTTCGGGGCCGACCGGCTGGTGGCCGAGGTCAACCAGGGCGGCGACATGGTCGAAGAGGTGATCCGCCAGGTCGATCCGATGGTGCCGGTGCGCAAGGTCCGCGCGAGCCGGGGCAAGGCGGCGCGGGCCGAACCGGTGGCGGCGCTCTACGAGCAGGGGCGGGTGCATCATTGCGGCGACCTGAGCGCGCTGGAGGAGCAGCTTTGCGCGATGACCGCGCAGGGCTATGGCGGCCCGGGCAGCCCGGACAGGCTGGACGCGCTGGTCTGGGCGCTGAGCGAGCTGATGATCGAGCCCGCCGCGAAATGGCGCCGACCGCAGGTGCGCGCGGTCTGATAAAGCATTCCTAAACCTTTGTGCGTCTGATGCGGCTCGAGCACGGGTCCGACCCCGGCGAGCATGGCACAGCTAAAGGAGACCCCCTGAGATGATCCTCGACTATTTCCGTCAGGGTGGCGCGGCGCCGGTGGCGCCGGAACACAAGGCCAGCGCGACCGGGCCGGTGGTGGCCTGGCATGGGGCCGGGCGCGCGGTGTGGAGCCCGCGCGACACGGCGAGCCTGATGCGGAACGGGTTTTCGGGCAATCCGGTGGGATTTCGCTGTGTCAAGATGATCGCCGAGGCCGCCTCCGTGCTGCCGCTGGTGCTGCAGGACGGCACCCAACGCTATGACGCGCATCCGCTACTCGGCCTGATCGCGCGGCCCAACCCGGCGCAGGGGCGGGCGGAACTCTTCGAGGCGCTTTACGGCCAGCTTCTGCTGACCGGCAACGGCTATATCGAGGCGGTCGGAGGCGAGGCGGGCCGGGTGCCGCTGGAATTGCATGTGCTGCGATCGGACCGGATGAGCGTGGTGCCAGGGCGCGACGGCTGGCCGGTGGGATATGAATACGCCGCCGGGGGGCGCAAGCACCGCTTCGACGTCGGCGAGCCGCCGGCAGCGGTGTGCCATCTCAAGAGCTTCCATCCTCAGGACGACCATTACGGGCTGTCGCCACTGCAGGCCGCGGCCCAGGCGGTCGATGTCCACAACGCCGCCGCGCGCTGGTCCAAGGCGCTTCTGGACAATGCCGCCCGGCCCTCGGGCGCGATCGTCTATCGCGGCGCCGACGGGCAGGGCGCGCTCGGCGCCGATCAGTACGACCGTCTGGTGAGCGAGATGGAGACCCACCACCAGGGCGCGCGCAATGCTGGCCGCCCGATGCTGCTGGAGGGCGGGCTCGACTGGAAGCCGATGGGATTCTCGCCCTCGGACATGGAGTTTCAAAAGACCAAGGAGGCGGCGGCGCGCGAGATCGCGCTGGCCTTCGGGGTGCCGCCGATGCTGCTCGGTATTCCCGGCGACGCGACTTACGCCAATTATCAGGAGGCCAACCGTGCCTTCTATCGCCTGACCGTGCTGCCGCTGGTGGCGCGGGTGAGCGCGGGGGTGGCGCACTGGCTGGCGGGGTTCACCGGCGCGGCGCTGGAGTTGCGTCCTGACCTCGACCAGGTGCCGGCGCTGGCGGCGGAGCGCGACGCGCAGTGGGCCCGCGTCGCGGCGGCGGAATTCCTGAGCGTGGCGGAAAAGCGCGCGTTGCTGGGCCTGCCCGCATTGCCCGCGGGCGACGATACCGGCGGGGAGGCGCGCGATGCGCGATGATCCGAAGCCCGAGCGCTATGGCTTCGAGCCCTTCGAGTGCGCCCCGGCGCTGAGGCTCGAGGCGCAGGAGCGGGTGTTCGGGTTGCAACTGAGCGCGCTGGTGCAGCGGCTCGACAAGATCGAGCAGGCGTTGGAGCGGCTCGAGCGGCGGCTGTGGCTGGCGGTCTACGGGGTGGCGGCGGCGCTGATGGCCGAGGCGGTTCTGCCGCTCTTGACGGCGAGCCCCTGAGAGGCGGAGCGAAAGGATGTGCGGAATGGATACCGAGTGGCAACTGGAGCGGAAATTCTGCCGCTTCGACAACGACCTGGCGCTGGGCGAGGGGGCGACGATCACGGGCTATGCCAGCCGTTTCGGCGATCCTGACCGGGGCGGCGACATTGTCGAGAAGGGTGCCTATGCGGCCTCTCTGAAGAGGCTGCGGGCCGAGGGCCGACAGGTCAGGATGCTGTGGCAGCACGACCCGGCCCAGCCCATCGGCGTGTGGGACGAGGTGCGCGAGGACGACCGCGGGCTGTTCGTCAAGGGCCGGCTTCTGGAGGGTGTGGCGCGGGCCCGCGAGGCGGCGGCGCTGATCGCGGCGGGGGCCATCGACGGGCTCAGCATCGGCTATCGCACCGTGCAGGCGGTCAAGGATGGCGAGGGCCGGCGGCTCTTGCGGGAACTGGAGCTTTGGGAGGTGTCGCTGGTGACATTCCCGATGCTGCCCAGTGCGCGGGTGGGCTCCAAGGGCGAAAGCCTGTCGGAGGAGACCTTGCGCGAGTTGGCGGCGGCCTTCGAGGACGCCCGCCGAGAGTTGGCGCGGATGTAGACGCGCCGCCGACCACCTTTGAGAACGGGAAGAGCGATGAGCAAGACCGAGACCAATTCTCGGGCCGGGGAGGATCTGTCTCCGGTCGCGGGAGTGAAGGCCGCCGTTGCGGGTTTCATGAATGAACTGAATGGCTTTCGGGCCGAAATTGAACAGAAGCTTCAAGAACAGGAAGAGCAGATGACCAAGATGGAACGCAAATCCCTTTCGCTGCGCCGCCCGGTGCTGGAGGCCGGCGGCGCGGACCCGGCCCCGCATCGCAAGGCGTTTGACGCCTATCTGCGCTCGGGCGACGACGACGGCCTGCGCGGGCTGGAGATGGAAGCCAAGGCGCTGGGCACCGTGGTGGCTGGTGAAGGCGGCTATCTGGTCGATGCGCAGACCGCCGAGACGATCCGCGGCGTGCTGACCTCGACCGCGTCGATCCGGGCGGTGGCCAACGTTGTGCAGGTCGAGGCCGGCTCTTACGACGTGCTGATCGACCACACCGAAATGGGCCACGGCTGGGCGACCGAGACCGCCGGTGTCGCCGAGACCGCCACGCCCGCCATCGACCGCATCGCGATCCCGCTGCACGAGCTCAGCGCGCTGCCCAAGGCCAGCCAGCGGCTGCTCGACGACAGCGCCTTCGACATCGAGGGCTGGCTGGCCGAGCGCATCGCCGACCGCTTCGCCCGGGCCGAGGCCGACGCCTTTGTCAACGGCGACGGCACCGACAAGCCGACCGGCTTTCTGACCTATCCCACGGTCGATAACGGGGTCTGGACCTGGGGCAGCCTGGGCCATGTGCCCACCGGCGTGGCGGCCGAGTTCGGCGGCGCCGACCCGATCGTCGATCTGGTCTACGCGCTGGGCGCGCGCTATCGCGCCAACGCCACCTTCGTGATGAACTCCAAGACCGCCGGCGCGGTGCGCAAGCTCAAGGATGCCGATGGCCGCTTCCTGTGGTCCGACGGGCTGGCCGCGGGCGAGCCGGCGCGCCTGCTGGGCTATCGCGTGCTCATCGCCGAGGACATGCCCGACATCGCCCCTGACGCCACCGCCATCGCCTTTGGCGATTTCCGCTCGGGCTATACCATCGCCGAGCGCCCCGACCTGCGGGTATTGCGCGACCCCTTCAGCGCCAAGCCGCATGTGCTGTTCTACGCCACCAAGCGCGTGGGCGGCGACGTGAGCGATTTCGCCGCGATCAAGCTGCTGAAGTTCGGCGTCGCCTGAGGCCGCCGGCCGGGCGGGGGGCATTCCCCGCCCGGCATGTCCCTCGGATCGGGAACAGGCCCGGTCCGGGCTGCGCAATCAGCCGGAGGTTTCTGGAGTAAACCGATGATTTTGATCGAAGAAACAGCGATACCGCTGGCCGCGCTGCCGCTGGATGAGTTCAAGGCGCATCTGCGGCTTGGCACCGGATTCGCCGATGGCGACATTCAGGATGCGGTGATCGAGGGGTTCTTGCGCGCGGCGATCTCGGCGATCGAGGCGCGCACCGCCAAGGTGCTGATCGCGCGCGATTTCCGCTGGACGCTGGCGCGCTGGCGCGGCCCGGTGGGCCAGACCCTGCCGCTGGCGCCGGTGACGGCGATCACGGCGGTGGTGCTGCGCGACCGCGACGGCGCCGAGACGACCGTCGATCCGGGGCTCTACCGGCTCGAGGAGAACACCCACTATCCGGTCCTGCGCCCCGGCGGCGCGTTTTTGCCGGCGGTCCCGACCGGCGGCGCGGTGGTGATCTTCTTCACCGCCGGGATGGCGGCGGGGTGGGGCGATCTGCCCGCCGATCTGGGTCAGGCGGTGCTGCTTCTGGCGGCGCATTACCACGAATACCGCCACGAGATGGCGCTCGGCGGCGGCTGCATGCCGTTCGGGGTGACCAGCCTGATCGAACGCTACCGCGGCGTGCGGGTGTTCATGGGGGGCGCGACATGAGGGCGCCGGCGCGGCTCAACCGCCGGCTGGTGCTGGAGCGGCCCGAGCGGGTGGCCGACGGCGCCGGCGGCTTTGCCGAGAGCTGGGTCGAGGCGGGTGTGCTCTGGGCCGAGTTGCGCGCCGGCGCGGGCCGGGAACGGGATGGCGAGGGCGCGGGCGTGTCGGCGACGGGCTATCGCATCGTGGTTCGCGCGGCGCCGCCCGGCGCGCCCTCGCGCCCGGTGGCGGGACAGCGGCTGCGCCACGGCACGCGCGTCTTCGCGATCACGGCGGTGGCCGAGGCCGATGCCGGAGGCCGCTATCTGACCTGCTTTGCTCAAGAGGAGGTGGCGCCATGAGCTATGGCATCGCGGCGGCGCTGCAGGCGGCGGTCTGGCAACGGCTGAGCGGGGACGCGGCGCTGGTCGCGCTGGTGGGCGGCGCGATCTTCGATGCCCCGCCGCCCGGCCCGCTGCCGGCCACCTATGTCGTGCTCGGCCCCGAGGAGGCGCGCGCGCGCGCCGACGCCTCGGGGCAGGGCGCCTGGCACCGCTTCACCGTGTCGGTGGTGACCGACGCCGCCGGGTTCCAGGGCGCCAAGGCGGTAGCCGGGGCGGTGAGCGACGCGCTGATCGATGCGCCGCTGGCGCTCACGCGCGGGCGGCTGGTGGCGCTGAATTTCGACCGTGCGCGCGCCTGGCGGGCGGGCGCGGGCGACCGGCGCCGCATCGACCTGCGCTTTCGCGCCCGGGTCGAAGAGACGATCTAACCTTCTGATTTCGGAGACAAGACAATGGCAGTGCAAAGCGGCAAGGACCTTCTGGTCAAGATCGACCTGACCGGGGCGGGCAATTTCCAGACGGTGGCGGGGCTGCGCGCGACGCGGGTGAGCTTCAACGCCGAGGCGGTGGATGTCACCAGCCTCGACTCGGCTGGTGGCTGGCGCGAACTGCTGGCCGGTGCCGGCGTGAAATCGGCCGCGATCAGCGGCTCGGGCATCTTTCGCGACGAGGCCAGCGACGAGCGCGTGCGCCAGATATTCTTTGAAGGCGAAACCCCGGATTTTCAGGTCGTGATCCCCGATTTCGGCACCGTCGAGGGCCCGTTTCAGGTGGGCGGGATCGAATATGCCGGCACCCATGACGGCGAGGCGACCTTTGAGCTGTCGCTCGCCTCGGCGGGGCGGCTGACCTTCACCGCGCTCTGAGCGGTGCCGGGCGCGATGACGGGCGCGGTGGCCAACCCCTGGGCCGGCGAGGTGGCGCTGATGATCGACGGCGAGCGCCATGTGCTCAGGCTGACGCTGGGGGCGCTGGCCGAGTTGGAGGCGGCGCTCGGCACCGGCACGCTGGTCGAGCTGGTCGAGCGCTTCGAGAGCGGCACGTTTTCCAGCCGCGACGTTCTGGCGCTGATCGTGGCGGGGTTGCGCGGCGGCGGCTGGCGCGGGCGGGCCGAAGACCTGGTGACGGCCCGGATCGAGGGCGGCGCGGCGGGCGCGGTGCGGGTGGCGGCGGAGCTTCTGGCGCGGGCCTTCCTGGCACCGGGGGACGGACGATGAGCGCGATCGACTGGCCGGCGCTGATGCGCGCGGGGATGCGCGGTCTGGGGCTGCGCCCGGCGGAGTTCTGGGCGCTGACGCCGACCGAGCTGGAGCTGATGCTGGGCCGGCCGGCGGGGGTGGCGCCACTGGGCCGTGACCGGCTGGGCGAGCTGATGCGGGATTTTCCCGACGGCGGAGAGGGGACGGAGAATGGATAGCGACGAGAGCTTCGATGATTTCGACCTGCAGGTCGCGGCGCTGGAGGAAAATCTCGGCCAGGCCGCCGGCATGGCGGCGGCCTTCAACACCGAGATGGCACGCATGCGCGCCACCTTCGCCGGCACCGGGCAGGACGTGGCGACGCTCGAGCGCGGCATTGCCCGGGGCCTCAATTCCGCGATCCGCGGCGCGGTGATCGAAGGCGACAGCCTGTCCGAGGCACTGCGCTCTCTCGCGCAGTCGATGATCGACACCGCCTTCAACGCCGCCATGCGACCGGTGACGAGCCATGTCGGCGGGCTGATCGCGCAGGGCATCGGCTCGTTGGTCGAGGGCGTGCTGCCCTTCGCCGGGGGCGCGGGTTTCGCCCAGGGCCGGGTGATGCCCTTCGCCAGCGGCGCGGTGGTGCGCGGGCCGACCGCCTTTCCGATGCGCCGCGGCACCGGCCTGATGGGCGAGGCCGGGCCCGAGGCGATCATGCCGCTCAGCCGCGGTGCCGACGGCCGGCTTGGCGTGCGCGCCGAGGGCGGCGGGCGGGCGGTCAGCGTGGTGATGAACGTCACCACCCCCGACGCCGAGGGTTTCCGCCGCTCGCGCGGCCAGATCGCCGCCGGGCTGGGCCGGGCGCTGGCGCGCGGCAACCGCAATCGCTGAGCAGGGAGGCGCAAGATGCTCTTTCACGAGGTCCGGTTTCCGGTTTCGCTGAGCTTCGGCTCGGTCGGCGGGCCCGAACGGCACACCGATGTGGTGACGCTGGCCAACGGGTATGAGGAGCGCAACACGCCGTGGCGGCACTCGCGCCGGCGCTATGACGCCGGCGTGGGGTTGCGCAGCCTCGACGACATCGAGACGCTGATCGCCTTTTTCGAGGCCCGTCAGGGCCAGCTTTACGGTTTTCGCTGGAAGGACTGGACCGATTACAAGTCCTGCGCCGCCCGGGCCGAGCCCGCCGCCGGCGACCAGCCGGTCGCGGTGGGTGACGATGTCACAGCCGCGTTCCAGCTGATCAAGCGCTACCGCTCGGGCGCGCATCTCTACGACCGCCCGATCGCCAAGCCGGTGGCCGGCACGGTGCGGCTGGCGCTGGGCGACGTGCCCCAGCGCGAGGGGGTGGATTTCGAGGTCGATGCCACCACCGGCATCGTCACCTTCGCCCATCCCCCCGATGGCGGGGCGCGGATCACGGCGGGGTTCGAGTTCGACGTGCCGGTGCGCTTTGCCACCGACCGGATCGAAACCAGCCTCGCCAGCTTTCAGGCCGGCGACGCGCCCAGCGTGCCGGTGGTGGAGGTGCGGGTATGAGCGGGTCAGGCGGCGCCCTCGCGGCGCATCTGCAAGGCGGGCTGACCACGCTGTGCCATGCCTGGGCAGTGGCGCGGCGCGACGGGGTGGTGATGGGCTTCACCGACCATGACGGTCCGCTCGGCTTCGAGGGCATCGCGTTTCGCGCCGAAACCGGGCTGAGCGCGGTCGCGCTGGAACAGACCACCGGGCTGTCGGTCGACAACACCGAGGCGATGGGTGCGCTGAGCGACGCCGCGATCCGCGAGGCCGACATTGAGGCGGGCCGCTATGACGGCGCCGAGGTGCGCGCGTGGCTGGTCAACTGGCAGGACGTGGCCCAGCGCGTGCTGGTCTTCCGCGCCCATATCGGCGAGATCCGCCGCGCCGGCGGTGCCTTCGAGGCCGAGTTGCGCGGGCTCACCGACGCGCTCAACCGGCCCGAGGGGCGCATCTATCAGAAATCCTGCGGCGCGGTGCTGGGCGATGGCGCCTGCAAGGTCGATCTGAGCGCGCCGGATTACACCGTCTGGGCGGTGGCGGCCGCGGTCGAGGAGCGGCGCGTCTTTCGCATCGACGGGCTCGACGATCTGGCCGGGGGCTGGTTCGCGTCCGGGCGGCTGAGCGTGCTGGACGGGCCGGCCGAGGGGCTTTGGGGCACGATCAAGCGCGACCGGATCGAGGCGGGCGCGCGGGTGGTCGAGCTGTGGCATCCGCTGCGCGCCGCCGTCGCGCCGGGCGATCCGGTGCGGCTGGTCGCGGGCTGCGACAAGCGCGCCGAGACCTGCCGCTTCAAGTTCAACAATTTTCTGAATTTTCAGGGGTTCCCGGATATTCCGGGCGATGACTGGTCGCTGGTCGATCCCAGCCGCGAACAACGCCTCGACGGCGGGAGCCGACGGTCGTGACCGGGCCGGCGGGCGGGCAGGGTGCGCGCGTGGTGGCGGCGGCGCGGGGCTGGATCGGCACGCCCTACCGTCATCAGGCCTCGTGCCGGGGCGCGGGGGCCGACTGTCTGGGCCTGATCCGGGGTGTGTGGCGCGAGCTTTACGGCGCTGAGCCCGAGGTGCCCCCCGCCTACAGCTTCGACTGGGGCGAGACCGGCGGCGTCGAGGTCCTGTGGCGCGCGGCGGGGCGGCATTTCCGGCCCGGGCCAGCAGGGCACGAGGCGCCGGGCGACCTGCTGCTTTTCCGCATGCGCGCGGGCGCGGTGGCCAAGCACCTGGGGCTTCAGGCCGAAACCGGCGAGGGCGCAAGTTTCGTTCACGCGTATTGCGGGCGCGGCGTGGTGGAAAGCCCGCTTGGCGACCCGTGGCGGCGGCGCATCGTGGCGCGCTTCGTCTTTCCAGGAGAGGTCTGA